TATTGCGATTGTTAAGATAGACAGAGATAAGTGGTGGGTGAAGGATATACTCCACGGCAGATGGAATATCAAGGAAACTGCCAAAAAAATTCTTCATAGTGCGATTAAAGTGGAATCTGCTACGGTAGGAATCGAAACAGGCTCACTTAGGAACGCAATTCTTCCGTATTTGGAAGATGAGATGAGAACAGAAGGTAGATGGGTAACTATTGTCGATTTACGCCACGGTGGCAAGAAGAAAACCGAAAGAATCACATGGTCGCTGCAAGGAAGAATGGAACATGGGCAGATTTCCTTCAACACAGATAGGGATTGGAGGGATTTCAAATCACAACTGCTGGATTTCCCGAATCACTTGGCACATGACGATCTTTTGGATGCTCTCAGTTATATTGACCAGGTAAGTGTGGCTGATTTCGCCCACTCAATCGAATTAGATGATGAATGGAGGCCACTAGACAATGTTGCTGGATATTAGAGAATTTAATGATCTATCTGATGAGGAATTCAACAAATTAGTTGAATTTAGCAATAATCAAAAGAATTTGAAGGAACGCTATGTCGTTGCTTGCCAAATTATATCGAATTTAACGAATGAATTAAATCCAGATGTAGGGGATGAAGAATCTGTGGATTTGACGATTTGCAAGTTATTAATGGATGGATTAGTAGAGGTTGAACCAATAAGTAGGATATTACATTAAAGGAGATAGCATGGCGAGAAGAAAAAGAGCAATTCCAACAAAGACTGGGGGGCCTTATTTAGCATCTCAAATAAGGGATAGGTTTTCTAGTACTGGTTTAAAAGTAATTAGATTAGCAAGGTGGATGCGAGTGGGAAAAATGAAATAGTATGAATACAGAAAACAAGTATCAAGCATTGGTAAGCTGGTTGAATTACAGGCTTGAAAGCTGGCGAACACATAGAAATATCAACTATATCCCAATATGGGATGAATACTATAGGTTATGGCGTGGTATTTGGTCTGCTGAAGATAAAACCAGACAAACTGAGCGTTCTAGGCTCATTGCTCCTGCCCTACAACAAGCAGTTGAGTCCTCTGTTGCAGAATTAGAGGAAGCAACCTTTGGAAGAGGTAAGTGGTTTGATATTCAGGATGATATGCTTGATGAAGATCCAAGCGATGCAGAGTATATACGCAACTTACTTCAAGAAGATTTAGAAAAAACTGGTGTAAAAGATGCTATTTGTGAGGTTTTCCTCAATGGTGCTATCTATGGTACAGGAATTGGAAAGATTGTTGTCAAGCAGAGTATAGACCGTTCACCAACATTATCACCTATAGAAGGAACAATGGCTACAACTAGAGAAGTAGTCGAATATCCATCAATAGATGTCCATGTTGAACCGATTTCCCCCAAGGAATTTCTTATTGATCCATCCGCGAACTCAATAAACGATGCTTTGGGGGTTGCTCATGAGGTGATCAAGCCTAGATACCATGTTGTAGAGGGTATTCGTAGTGGTATTTACAGAGATGTACCCCTTGATGGCGATTATGATACTTATAAAATGGGGTTTGATCCAGAAATCAAGCAGGCAGATGAGTCCGATTCCGTAAAAATTACCGAATATTGGGGTAAAGTACCTAAAAGATTCCTAAAAGCAAGTAAGGATAAGGATGATTTTGAATATACCAAGAAAGACGAGCTTGTAGAGGCGGTTGTTACAATATGTAATGATGAATATATCCTTAGAGTAGAGGAAAACGCCTTTATGATGGTCGATAGACCCTTTATTTCCTATCAACACGACATTGTACCCAATAAATTCTGGGGTAGAGGCGTGTGTGAGAAGGGATATAATCCTCAAAAGGCCCTAGATGCCGAAATGAGGGCAAGAATTGACTCTTTGGCACTTACAACCACACCTATGATGGCAGCAGATGCCACTAGATTGCCAAGAGGCGTAAAGTTTGAGGTGCGAGCTGGCAAAACCGTTTTAACTAATGGTTCTCCTCGCGAGGCGATCATGCCCTTGGATATGGGTAAGACAGACCCCATCACCATCCAACAGGTCGCATCTCTTCAAAATATGATCCAGATGGGTACAGGTTCTACTGATACTGGTGCTAATAACGATACCGCAAGTGGTATGAGTATGATGCAGTCTGCTGCAATTAAGCGACAAAAGCGTACTTTAATGAATTTTCAGAACACTTTCCTTATTCCTTTAATCAATAAGGCTATGTGGAGAAAGATACAGTTCGATGTAGACCGCTATCCTGTATCAGATTACAAGTTTATACCATATTCCACTATGGGAATCATGGCTAAAGAGTTGGAAATGCAACAAATGGTACAGATGTTACAAACTATACCTAAAGATTCACCTGCTTTCAATGTTATATTGTTATCATTATTCCAGAATTCAAGTATTCATAACAGAGATCAGATTGTCAATGCTCTAATGCAAGGCAACGAGCCTAACGAACAACAAGAACAGATGGAACAGCAAGCTATGCAAATTCAAATGCAGCAAGCACAAGCATCAGTTCAGAAAACACTTGCAGAGGCTAAGGAAGAAGAGGCAAAAGCAATCAAATGGCAAGCAGAGGCAATGACTAATCAACCAAATGAATTAGTAATACAAGAGAAGATACTTAAACTTCAAAAAGATTCAGTTGCTATTCAAAAAACCATTGCTGATATTGAGAATATGCGGTCAGAAACTGCAAGGAATATTCCAGAAGTAGAACATCTGAAGTCAGAAACAATTTTAAACTTAGCGAAAGCCAGAGAGGCTGGAACTAAGTCAGAAATAAGTACAATTCAATAAAGGAGAACTAATGGCGGATATTGATGATATATTAAAACCACAAGGTAGCGATTATAACTTTAATATTTTGAGAGATACAACACTTGGTGGTCTACTTACAAAATTCTTAATGAATCAATTTGGAAATAATCAAGCCATGGATTCTGGAGGTAGAACATACGGACAAGCCATGCTTCAGGATGATAGATCAGGAAGAGAACCAATAACGGGGGCCGATGGTTATAAATATTGGAGTGATTCTGGTGAAAGAGTATTTCCAAATATTATGAAAGATGAACAAAGAAGAATGATACAGGCTGCCGATGGATATTACTATTATCAAGATTCTGGTGAAAGAGTATTGCCAAATGTTATGAAAAGTGAAGATGGTGGAAGAAGGAATACTTTAGATGAACTGAATATATCAAAAGCCGAAATAGAAATGATTTTACAATCTCGTCAAAGCTACCAAAGTAAGCAAGCAAAAGACATCCAGAATTTATGGAAGGGCCTTAAATAAATAGTAATTAAATGCCAAAAACCGATATACAGTTCCTAGAAGATAGGCTATCCATGATGGAAACTGAGGGCTGGCGTGATCTTGTACAAGATTTAGAGAATATTGAGAAAAATATCAGCGATATTGATACTCTTCTCGATGTGAAAGACCTTTGGAATGCCAAGGGTCAGTTGTATATCATAAACTTTTTATTAAGTTTAGATACTGCAACAAACCTAGCGTTGGAAGAATCTCAAGAGGAGAATCCAACATAATATAACTTCATAACCCCAAGTGGGCGGAGAAACCATGAGTATAGTAGTAGATGAAGCACCTCAAGCAGGTGAACCAATAACAGAAAACTTAGAATCAATAGAAGAAGTTTTGGTAGAGGAAAAAACTCAACAACCAGAATACGAGATTCCAGGTAAGTATGCAGGTAAATCGATGCAAGAGGTTATTGAAATGCATCAACAGTCTGAAAAGTTAATGAGTAAGCAATCCAATGAAGTCGGTGAGCAACGCAAGTTAATTCAAAGCCTGGTAGATTCACAAAATAAAGCAACGGATACTGCTCCACCAGAAGAACCTGTTGCACAGGAGGATAACTTCTTTGTTGATCCAGTTAAAGCTGTGAATCAAGCAATAGAAAACCACCCAGATGTAATAAAGGCGAGGGAAGAGAGAGTGGGTAATATGCAGACGCATAATTTGGAGTCCTTAGATAAGGCATATCCAAATTGGCAGGAAACTGTTCAAGACTCTAATTTCCAAAAATTTATCGGTGATAGTCCAACGAGAGTAGAAATGTTTCGTATGGCTGATGCTGAATATAGGTCGGATTTGGCGATTGAACTTTTTGATTGGTATACCCAGACAGCAATGTCTGAGAAAACCCAAGAAGCAAAAGCTGAAGAAAAGACTAAAATTCAGACAGACATGAAGAAAACAAGTTCTGAAACTCGGTCATCGGGAGATTCCGTAGGTGGGAAGAAAATTTACCGTAGGGCTGATCTAATCAACCTACAGGTAACAGACCCTAACCGTTATGCCTCATTGGCTGATGAAATTCATTCAGCTTATGCGGAGGGTAGGGTTAAATAATAACATTTATAAAGGAGAAGTAAAATGGC